TCGCCGCGTCTGAAACACCCGGCATCTGCGTCATGGATGCCATCTCCATGAAGTCACGCAGGCTCAGGGGGGGCGGGGCAGGGTAAGCCTGTGCGGGGTTGTCTGCGCCACTGTATGGATTCCTGAAGGCGCCGTCTTTCCCTGCCCACAGAAGATCACCAAGCTTCTGCGCGTCTGTTGGCATGATCTACCCCGACACCTGAGCCGCGATCTTCGCCCGCATCGCCTCCGCGTGTGCTGAAATCGCCGCCGTCATCCGGTCGTTGATCGACGCCAGTTCGGCCAGCGTCGGCTCGGTGCCGGCCGTCTGGTGCGTCCGGTACGCTTCAAACGCCATGTGTGCCACGTCCAGCAGCATCATCGCGACTTGTGGGTTCATTTGAGTCTCCGCATCAACTCGATTTCGGCCTCGTCCATCATCGTCGGCATGCCGGTCAGGATCGCCTGCGCTGTCATGCACTGCGCGTCCGGCGTGCCGATGGACTCACAGAGGGCCAGCGCCGCCCGCGCATCGCGCAGCACCCGGTTGGCTTCGAGCGCCAGTTCGTCGCGCTGCAGTGCCTGTTTCGGCGTCAGCACGCCGGCCCGCTCGAATCTCACGGTGCGCTGGAAGTATTCGCCGACCGCAGCCTGCCCGGCCGCGATTGTCTGCGCTGGCGTCATCCGCCCAGGCGCCCCGGGCGTTGCGCAGCTTGCAGCGATAGTCACGGCGGCCAGGACGGCAATCAGGCGAACGTCAGCGAATCCGCCCTCGTTCGGCGGCGGCGCCGTGCCGTCCATCAGCTTGCGGACCAACGCGAACAGCCCGGGAAGCAGGGTTGCAAGCAGGATCAGGCCGCCGAGTAACTGTTCCAGGCTCGCCCCGATCGCCTTGACGGCCTCTGCCGGAACGTTGATCCCGAACACGGCCAGCACGCCGACGACCGCCGCCATGATTTGAACGATTGCCGCAACCAGCGGCCCGACGAGTGTTTGCATTACCCCCCCTATCCCGGACTGATTGACCTGAAAGCCTGTTGATACAGCGCCCGACGATCTTCCAGCCCTGCCAACGCTGGGTTGATTCGGCGTGTGATGCGGTCGAACTGGCCTTCGTCGGCCAGCATGTTGGCACCGATCTTGGACCAATACCAGCCAGCCGAGTCAGCAGCGTAAGCCGGCGTTGCGAGCAGGTCCGGCTGCGTAAGCACAGGCTCGCCGATGTCGTGCCCATACTGCGTATAGAGATCGCGGCCGGTGATCTGGATCAACCCGCGCCCCCTGAATGCGTACCCGTCCCCGCTCGCCTCGCTGCCGTTGCCGTTCCTGTCGGCATAGACAAAGTTCGCCAGGCGTTCCGGGTTATGCACGTACTGCATTGCAAGCTCGTATGAGCCAAACCGCGACGGCCAGATTGCAATCAGGCGCTCCGGGTCGCGGTAGTTCAGATTCTCTGCCAGTCGATGGAACCGCATCGACTCGTGCGCCGTCTGCGCCAGGAATGCAGCGGCGCGCAGCCGGCCGACGACGCCGTACTTCCGCATGGCGTCGCCGAGCGGCTTGGCGATCAGCGCGGCATCGGCGAGCAGGCAGCCCGTCGCCGATACCAACGCTTCCGGCGTGAGATCCACTAGACGGGCGGAGCGTCCGGGGTAAAGATCGCCTCGACGCTCGCCCGCGCCGCTTCGGTCGCCGAGGTGATGCCCTGAAGGCTTGCAAGCAGCGGATCGAGCGCGGCCGGATCGACGCCGGTAACGGTGCCCGCCGCAACCTGGTCCTTGAGCGCCTGAATGGCGGCAGCCACCTGAGCGGACTCGGCTGAGATGGTTTCGGACAGGGTGGAAACGGACGCGGACACTGCGGACGCTGCTGCGGTCAGTTCTTCAACGGTTGCCATAATCTGAAAACTCCTCGAAAGAAAGGATTGCAGGAAACCTTGGAGCGTATCCCCAAGCTCTAAAGTGATTCGGTGTCTGATGTCCATTGGTATCAGGGAATCTTGTGGTTGGCGAAGAGGTAACCGAGGAAGGCCATCGCGCCCGTGCCCATCACCCATGCCGTAAAGCCTACCGCTTTACGCCCGAACTCCTGATAGGCGGCCTTGGATACTTCCTCGAAGGCGCGCTTGGCCGCCCTTTCGGCGATCTCCTCGATCTCCTCGTCCGTAAGTTGTGTCTTTGTTCGCCGGTCTGGTCCGTTATACGCCACCATTTCGCCCTCAAAGCCAGATGCATACAGCGTGAATGGAAAAGTCGCTAGCAGCCGGGGTTGTTGCTGCCCCGCTAGAAGCATTCAGGATTAGAGGAGTCCCGTTCTGCAGCACGTAAACGTTCGTGCTGTCCGCTCTTACCGTTGTCCCGGAGTTCCAGTTCGTTTTGTCTCCTATCGCATAGCCATATGAGGCGACAAGCATTATTGCGTATGGCAGAACGATGTCGGGCGCACGAGTCCCGCCGTGGGCCACGCCTGTATAGGCGTGGTTCCCTGTGACATTATTGCCGATTGTTAGATCGGCGCGGCTTATGTGCCCGCCGAGAAGAAGCTTACCCGACCCCCCTGTGATGTCGAAATTCCCATTGCTGCGCGTGACCTTGAACGCCGTCGTGAGGAACGCGCCGGCGTCGTCGTAACGGTCCAGGCCGAAATCAGATCCGGCGTTGCTGCCGCTTTCCGCCGTCGTATTCGATCCGACCAGCGCCCAGCGTGTAAGGCCGTTGGTCTTGAAATCGATGCGGCACTGGTTCGTTGACGCGTCCTTGTCCAGCGTCAGGATTGGGTTTGTATAGTCAAGCGATACGCCGCCCGTGTAGGTGCCGCCCGTCTTGGGGACAACCTGGCCGTAAGCCGCATACTCGGTCGCCGCCGACGCATTGGCGACGCCCGTGTGCTTGTAGCCGCCCATCGGCAGATTGGAAGTCGGAGGCGCCTGCCCGTCGCGCGGCAGCGAATTGGTGATTTCGGACGCCACATCACTGAGCATGGTGTTGTGGTCGGTCGAACTTATCGCCGTACCGCTGACGGCCGGGTAGATGGTATTGGCTGGCGGGCTATACGTGCCGCTTCCGTTACGTGGCATGGGCGCACCTATGCTATAAGAGAGGTTCTAAAGCGAAAAGCCGCCCGGAGGCGGCCTAGTATGAATTCAACCGTTATCGCGCTGCTTCTGAAACCGTTCGCGCTGCTGGCAATCCTAACAACCTTGTTGGCCGTCCGTCACGCTGTCATGCGGTGGGTGCCGGATAGCCGCCTGAAACGGCTTTTACTACTGCGCCTCAAGTAAGGAGGGCGCCGCAATGCCGAGTGCTGGGGCGCCGCGCCTCAGCAGTTCAGCCAGCGCCTGCGCATACTCGTTTGTCACGCCTTGCGTCAAATACCGCTGTCCGGCGCCGCTGTTGAGCAGTGCTTGTGCAAGCCTCGGCCCTGCCAGCCCCGCCGCCCCGTAGCCGAGCGCCGCAGCCGGGTCCGCACCGGCCGCAATGCCGCCGCCCAGCCCCAGGCCGCCTGTCAGCAACGATTGATAGAGCATGCGCTGCGCCGTGCCAGAGTTCGGCACTTGGTCCTTGACGAATGTCTGGCCGATGCGCACCAAATCATTCAGGTCGCCGCGCCCCAGCGCCTTGCCCTCGCGCCCAACGGAATTATTCAGTGCCCGCGCAAGCTGTGCCGGCGACACCGTGCCGGTATTCGGCGCCACGCCGGTCCCGCCCATAGCATCGAGAAGGGTTTTAAGGTTCCCGTATTCGCGGCTTGCCTGCCCCCATGCCTGCGCATCGGCGCCGCTAATCTGGCTGTTGAACGCCTTGTCGAGCGCCTTTTTCGCCTGCCCGGCAAAATGTGCCTCGGCATCGTTGCCGCGCGCCATGCGGCCCAACTCGCTGCGCCATCCCTGATATTTTGCACCCGGCATCACACCGTTCTGCACCGAAGACAGGATATCGTCTATCGTGTTCGTGATCGGCCCCGGATTCGCCAGCCGGCGCGAAGCCTCATGCGCCACGTCCGCCAAGTCTTGCACGACGGAGCCTTGCCCGAAATCGATGGCATTGCGGCCGGCGATGTCCTCGAATTGCTGCCCCAGCGCCGCTTTCTGTGCGCGCAACACTTCCGGGGTCGCCTGGTTGCCGACGATGCCGGCGCGGCGCAATGCCGCAGCCGTGAATGCATCGCCCTGCGCGCTGCGCTTGGCGGCCTCACGGCTTGCCGTCATGGGCAGGTTTTCCATGACGGCATTGATCGCCTGCAACGGCTTGCTGCCAGTCAGTTGCGCGGCGTCCAGCGGGATTCCTTCGTCCTGCGCCGTGCGGGCCAGCCGCTGCATTTCGGGGGACAGCGACGACCGAATGGGCGCGAATGCGCGGCCCACGATGTTCGCCACACCTTGCCCGGCCGCTCCGGTTGCCGCGCCAATGCTGGCGTTTGCCAGCCGGCTTTCGCCCTCGACGGTCGGATTGAGCAAGCCCATCAGTGCGCCGCCGGCCGCCGCGCCCGTGTAGGTGTTCGCGCCGGGGATCGCTGCCGTTGCGACAGCCGGGATCAGGGTGCCCGCGATATTTCCAGCGGTCCCGGCGCCGGTATCCATCAGTGCGGCATCGCTCACTCGGGATTTTGCGATATCGGCCTCAGTGGGCAGCCCTATAGAATCGGCCAGCCCTTTGCCACCTTTGAACGCCTCCAGCCCACCGCGCACAACCTGCCCAGCCCCGCGCGCCAGATCGACGAACCCTTTCCCCATCCCGGCCTTGAACTGTTCCGCGCCGCTCAATCCCTGATAGTGTTCTCGGCGGGCCTGTTCGGCGACCGCATCCAGGTCTATGGCCTTGTCCCGCTTCGCCACATTCGTATGCGTTGTGTTCGCCCAGCGCCATGCCGTGCGTTCGTCCGGGGCATCCACCTCGTAGGTGGTGCCCCCGATATCCACCTCGTAAGTCGCCATCACTTGCCGCCTTTCAGGCGAACCGCGCCAGGAGGCGGGGCGTCGTCCCATGAACCCGATGCACCGGCGCCGATGCTGGCTGGCTGGCTGAAATAATCCCCGGTCATCGCGTCATCACGGCCATAGTTCTGCAAGATGCCACGCGCATTCATTTCACGCATGGCCGCCGCGCGCTTGTTAAGCGCCATGATTTCGCCAAGCCGCTTGGAGACGACCTTGGTATCGTTCAGGTTCTCGAAAAGCTCGTTCCAGGCGCGTACCGCGTCGCCCTCAGTCTGCACGCCCTTATTCAGCAGCAAAGATGCATTGCGCTGCTTCTCCAGTGTAGCCTTCAGCGTAGCGAATTCGCGGCTATTCTCGTTGCTGATGCCCAGATAATTCCGACCGCGACTGATGGCATTCTGTGCCAGCCCAAGCGACAGCTTGCCGTCGTCGATGCTCTGCTTAAGCGCGCCTAGGTCTGCATTGACGCCAGCTGTAGAACCAATCGCTGTACGCTCTTCCTGCAACATCTCTAACGCCTTGGGCGGCAGCGGGCCGGACGCGGCCTTGCTTGGCGGAGCCGCACCGATCTGTCGGCCGGTCCGCGCATCGATCACCACGGCCTTGTTCGGGTCGTTCGGGTCGGCAATGGTGGCGAGAGACGGCGCCGGAGGCTGTCGCATGCTGGCGGCAAGTTGCGCCATGTCGCGGCGCCCTTCGATCTGCATTTGCATCAGTTGCCGCTGCGCCTCAAGCCGCTCCTGCTGCGATGCCCGCGCATCGGCGGCACGCATTTGCAACTCGACGATCCGCTGCCTGCGCCCCTCTTCGGCCTGCGCAGCCTGAAACTCGCGCTGATCCGCGCGTTGCTGCTGCGCCATGGCGAGATTCAGCCCGGTAGCGCCGATCTGCTGCGCCTGCGGCCCCATCAGCGCGCCCTGCGCCGACCAGTCGAGATAGTCCTGCAACGATGGCTGTTGCGTGCGCGTCACCTCGCTGATGGTGCCGGCCCCCGGCCGGTCGCCGGTAAGCTGCTGTTCCGTGATCTGTTGAGCGCGCGGCATCGCTTTAAGCCATTCGCCCATGGCCTTGGCCTTTTGCGCCTGAAGCTCTTTTGCCTGGGCGTCTGCTGCATCCAGTTCCTGCTTGCCAATGTAGCCGGTCAGCATGCGCGCCAGCCCGGCCAGCGGGTTCTGTGCAACGGCGATCCCTGACACCATTTCCGTGCCCTGCGGCATCGTCATGCCCTGCTTCATCAGGGCCGCAGCCAATGCCCTGCGTTGGTCTATGCCCTGCTGCTCAACATCCCAATCCGCACCACCGAAAGATACGGTCTTAGCCATAGATCACCCGAATAGTCCGCCGATGTAGTCCATCGCTTTGTCACTCTGCAATACGGCGCCGCCGAGCCCGAACAGGTTGTTTATCATGTTGTTCCTGCTCGCTGTATTGGCGTTGTACTGCCCCATGTTGGCGTTATAGGCGGCACCAAGCGCGCCGAGCAGATCGGCGGAATTGGTGTTTTGCTGCTGCGGCACGGACGGGAAATTCGGCATAGTGGCCTGCGTTCCGTTCTTGATGGCAAGCAGGTTACGAATCATGTCGTTCTGCGCCTGCAGGTCGAGCGCCCGACTTTGGTTCATACCGGCCATGTTCGCGGCGGCCGCACTAGCCGCCGCCGCTGCTCTCTGGTTCGCCAACCCTTCCCGGCCTTGGGCAAGCTGCTCAAGCGTGGTGTCGTTGCCGAACATGCTTTGCAAAGCGTTGTTGTGGAAATTGGCAGCCGTCACATCCTGCCCGAACAGCGTATTCTGCGCCGACAGGCCGGAAAGGATCGCCTGTTGCGTAGCGTCGTTGCGGGCACGAGACAGGTCATCTCGTGCATTCTTCCACGCCTCGCTGCCGAGCGTTATCCCCTGGTTGGCCAGTTGCTGGTCCAGTTGCCGCGACTGCAGATCGAATTGCGGATTTACGCGCGACATGATTGCGTCGCTTGCCTTGTCCCATCCGGCCGTGCCCTGGTATGCGCTGTTCAGGTCCGTTTGCAGCGCCGGCTTGGCGATATTCACCGAGTATTGGTTGCGATAGTTCGATTGCGGCGCTTGTGCCCCACCCGTCTGCGGCATAAACGGCTGTGCCGTAACCGACGGACCGTAGCTTCCGCCGTAGCTTCCGCCTCCAACTCTGCCGACCATGTTGTTAGCCATGCCGAGCAGCCCCATCGATAGCCGATCCTGCCCAGATTGTATCGACTGCTGGCTCGGCGAAAGGCCGATGCTTTGAGACCACTGGTTCGGGTTGCTCGGGTCTTGCTGGTAAACCGAATAGCCGAACGGGGTATATTGGTTTATCCGGTTCGCCTGCGTCGTCTGTTGATTGAGGTTGTATTGGTTGTTTTGCTGCTGTGTCGCAGCGTTCGTGTAGTTCGGAATCGACGGCATGGAGGCCATAATTGCCACCTATTTCCAGAGAGCCGCGCCGAGCGCAGCAGGGTCAAAGTTATTTGATCGCCATTGGTCCATGCCGAACGGGACGCCAGTATGGACCCTCAGGGCCGGAGCGGGTCCGGCCGGCTGGCCGCCCTGGTCGGTGTAGTTGGGTGATCCGCCGCCATTGGCGACAAGTGCGGCCAATGTGGCAAGGCTTGCATTAACCATCGGATTCCGGTTCTGCGATCCGCGCCCGCTGGTTAGATTTTGGGACGCATTCACCCCTTTGTTGATCTTGTTCCCGGTGTCGTATATCTCCCGCACCCGCTGCAAGAACGTCTTGTCCGGCGTGCCATCAAAGCCGCCTTTCGGGGTAACGGTCGTCAGCCCGTCGCCAACATCAACAGGTAGATTTTGCATCCCGCTCCCAATCGTATCGGCCAGGGTGAGACCGCCTGCGGCGGTCGCCCCGTCGATCCCGGCAAGCGACGCCGGAAGCGTCCAAGACCCGGCGCCTGAGCCGACAGCAGGGACCGCCGTCTGCGCCCATGTTCCGGCCCCAGGCAATGAGGCAAGGCCGGTCGCCCCTTCCGTGGCAGCCGCGCCGGCACCTCCCGCGCCTCCGGCGCCGCCCCATCCGCCGCCGCCGGCGACAGCCCCGCCTGCGGCGCCAGCGGCCCCGGTTCCAAGCGTTCCTGCTGCCGCCATGTCTGCGAGCGTAGTACTCGTTCCGATGGCGCCAGCGCCGCCACCGTAAGCCGCAGGCGCCATCGCCATGCCACCGAAAGCCGCCATCGCGATTGCGCCCATCTGCTCGGGCGTCATACCGTGCTGCTTCTCGTATGGCGTGATGTATTTCCCGTTAAGCAGGAGGCCGTATTTCGGATCGTAGATAGCATCCTTGTATGCCTCTGTCGGGTGGATCGAATAGGCGCTATTCCCTCGCTGCGTCAGAGAGTCGGTGACGGGGATATAGTCTTGGTACGAGCCAACTGTTCCGATAGACCCGTTCGGACCGCGAGCCGGCTGCATCTGTGACATGACAGAAGCCAGGGAGGCGCCATCCGTTCCGCGCACCTCAGGCGGCTGATACCACCATGCATTTTGATCCATGCCCTGCCGCGCCTCGTCCCAAGCGCGCGAATCCGCCGAGAACGGATTGACGTTCCCGTAAAGTCGGTTTGCATTGTTGTAATCGGACTCAACCTGAGAGCGGACGGTTGGAGAGAGGAATCGGTAGATGTCGCGGATGTTCGCCGCGCCCCCCGCGCCCCCCGTTTGAACAGCGGGCAACTGGCCCGCCCCCGCTTGCGCAGCAGCAGCCTTTCGCTCCTCTTCTTCGCGCGATGTGCGAAACGGCTTTGCCCACCCTGTATTGTCCATCAAATCACCCCATAACCAGCTTGGAACACATAATCGACCGATTGCCAACGAACATCGGCATTCTTGCTCGCGCCTTTGATGTACAGCGCGCCGGAGTAGCCGATGGCGCCGACCGTCTGCCAGTCCCGGCGCAGCGTCTGCACGCCGGAGCCGGAGCCGAACCAGAGAGCGGAATCCCACGTCCCGGTATCCCATCCCTCGACCGCCACGGCAGAAAACGTCGGTGATCCGGTCGGTTCCGTCAGGTCATAGTCTACGTTCAGGCCAAGTTGCACGCCCAGATTCGGAACTGATGACGACAGGATTGGCCGCGCCTCGACATAGTGTTTGAGTGTCGCGCCGCCATGTTGCTGGAACGCCGCCAGGCACTTCCAGTCAATGTTATTGCCGTTGTCGGCATGGCCGGTCTGCGCCATCCACACCGCGCCGGATGTTCCGAAGAAAAGCGCGTCCCCGGAAAGCTCCCAACATGAGGCCGCCAGTCCGGTGTATTTGCACCATGCCCCCGTGATGGTGTTCATCACATATTGTTCCTGCGCCGTGCCAGTGACCGGAACGTTGAGCAGCAGCAGGTTATCGACCGGATACACCACGGCCTCCCAGCCGTAGCTGCTGCCGTAGTTCGTCGTCGCCTCCGACACAGCGGTCTGAATGCGATCAGTCAGAGCGACCCCGGTATTAACGCGGCTTGATAACAGCGCCTTGGATAGAGGGACTAGCCCGTCCTTGCAGATCACAAGCAGATCGGAGCCGTACTGCGTCAGGCATCGGCGCGACATTGGACGGCCGACGAAGTAGACGCCAACCAACGCCCATGATGCCGCGCTGCTCGGGTCGGTGCCCTTGTAGACCGCCACCTCGCCTTCGCTGCTGACAAACACCGCATGGTCATCCATGCCGTAGCCGGCATCGATCGTCCATGTGCCCATTGCCATCAGGTATCCGCCCATGCGGAACACGGACGCCAGGTCAAACGCGGTGGCCGCCCCGCCGATAGATAGCGTCGGCAGATACCAGACCTTAGTGGTGTCCTTCTCGATGAACCAAAGCCGCGATTTATGCGCGGCAACCCCTATCAGGCCGGTAGTTGTCACCCCGGTAATCGCCGGCACGCTGGCGCCGTCTACAGCCACCCATGCCGCGCCATCCCAAAGCCGTGGCTTGTCGGCGCCATTGACCATATACAGATACTTGCCGCCTGCGGTGCCGAAATTGGTGTGTTGCCAGCGGGCATTCGTTAGGCCGGTCTGCACAGCAGCGCCGACGGCGCCAGATATCGTTACATCGTAGATATTCGATCCGGCTGCCGCGAATAGCGACTGCAATCCATTCAGCCGGTTGTAGCTGGCAACCGTTTCCACCGTGCCGGTAATGCCGGTTGCCCACGCGCTGCTCCCCTTGCGCACCATGCACTCGGTCGTCAGCGGAAACACGTTGTCCATCACTACCGCATCGCCCGGCATCATGTTGGCGATAGCGTCGCGCGCATTCCAGCCGGCAACGGGAGACGGCGAGGAATACACCTGCGCGATGCGTCCGCGCGGGTTGCTGCCCTGTCGCAGAGCGGTGCGCATCACGGAACCGGAGTGATGCCCGGCGCCTCGGGCACGTACAGCACGCCAGGCCGGTATTCGGGGTCGCCAAGGTTCAGGACCGGCGCCGATTTCTCGCGGCCGATGGCATTGGTTACGCTGGTCTGGTAGTCGCGGTAGTCCTCGGCGTAGTCGAACCCTTTGGCCTTCTTGAAGCGCCAGACGAGGCCCATCGTCAGCAGTTCCTCGTCCAGCAGCGACACGTCGTCATCGGCAGAGAAGCGCGCCTTGAGCGTGCCGCCCGAAGATTCCGCCCAATACCGGGACTGAAACTCGAAGTAGATCGAGTCTCCGGCGTTGGGGTTCGGCAGCATCCATATTTGGCCCTGCGCAATCCGCCACTGCGGATACGGCCCGACCACGTTCGCGGCTTTCAGTAGCTGCCACGTCGCAGGCGGTAGCGGTCCAGGCACCGGCCGACGCAATGTCCGGTTGTACATGGAGCCGGGCACGATGAACCTGAAGCCCGGCGCCAGCGTTTCGAGATCGCCCTGCACCTCGGCGGACACGGCAGAGAAATTCCCTTGCCGTGTCATTGCTGACCAATCGACGGACATGCCGACCGACTCGCCGGTCGAGAGCTTGCGGCCCTCTTCGTTCAGCAGCGCGTACATCTGCAGCGTCTGCGGATCGGTTGATGTGGCGACAGCGGCCGGCTGCGGCAGGGCCATCCGGCCGCAGGCGTCCTGAACGATGGTCAAGAGGGACATTTACGCGGCTTCCCTGTCTTCATTGCGCGGACGGCCACGCTTGGGCAATTCGGCCTTCAGCGTCTTGATGGTCTCCAGCGCATCGGCAAGCAGAGCCTTAGTCTGCTCGTTCTCGGCCCGCAGCGCGGACAACTCCTGCGCGACCTTGCCGATATCGTTGGCACTGGCGAGCCAGTCGAGCGCCTTCTGTTTGAGGGTGCGTGCGCCCATGCCGATCTGCGTGAGCGTGGCCTCGTTGGCTGCTGCCAGATCCTCGACGGTGCGCACATTGGCCTGCAGGACGGTCGTGCGCTCGGCAGGCGACAGTACTGGCCATGTCTTGATCGCGGTGCCGTCGGGCGGCAGTTCTTCCTGGTTGTTCCAGGCCGCAAACTGGTTCTTGAAACTCTGAATCCAGTCGACCGGGTATGCGTTGTCGACGCGACGGCTGGCCGCGTCCTCGATCTGCGCGAACCACTCGGAGGCGACGCGCGGAATCTGATCCTTGGAACCGGGCGGGGTGATATAGACCATCGCCACGGGCTTGGTGCAGTACCGACCGTTTTCAATGGACGCGGCCCGGTCTTCCAGATCCTCGTAGCCGAACTGGATATAGGGCGGACGTTTTGCAAACTGTTCGATGTTCAATGGATTTCTCCGGTTGTGGAAAAAGAAAAGGGGACCGAAGTCCCCTCTTGTCCTGCTGCTGCCTGCGGTTAGCCGTTGCCGTTCATCACCGGGTAGGAGAGATGAACCAGAGCGGTGCCCGCCGCCACCGTGTAGGTAGCTTGGGCCTTGGTGCCGGCCTGATTGACGACGAAGCCGGCCACGGTCGTGCTGCCCGCGCCGTCCGCCGTCATGGTGATGGCGCCATCCACCTTGTTTGTGGCGGATACCGCATCGTCCATCGTGCCGGCGGTCGCCGTCGCATAGACCGGCGCATCGGCCGCCACCGTGGCGGTCTTGCCCACGGCCACGCCATAGACCTGATACCAACTCCACTGCGTGGCAGAGGTGTTGGCGTACAGGGCAATGGCGCAGGGTCCGCGCGTGCCGGTCGTGGCGCGCGTCGTCACGCCGGATTCGTCGAACTTCACGAGTTCGCCGACCGCAGTGGAAGCCAGCCCCTTGAGGTAAACAAACTCGCCGAAGCCGAGCGCGGCATCGAAGCCGCGCACTTTCGTGCCGGCCGGGAATTTCTGCTCGGTATCGACGTCCGTCAGAGCCGGCGCGTAGCCGGCGATTTGATCTACACAGATGTATGCCATGTTCGTGTCTCCTGGTTAGGCCTTCATCACGCCTTGGTACTTGCGGGCGCTGCACGTGAGGTTGCCTTGCCAGATAACCGGCATGATGACGGCATCCTGGTTGACCGGGCTGCGTTCCGGTACTTCCTGGAAGTCCGCATCCGGGTGCACACACCATTCCAGATAGTCGAGATTCAGGAAATAGCCGTGATTGCTCGGCATCGTGCCGCTGCCCTCGAACACCACATCGGCGTTTTTGTACTTGAGCTTGACGAAGCCGGCGGTCCCGTCGGTGTTGTCATCGGACGGCGCGTAACGCTTGAGCGAAACCTGCGACGCCTCGAACAGGCCGAAGTAGTTCTGATCGAACACGATCAACTGCGGGTGATCGTTGCCGCGAACCAGCCGGTAATAGAGATACTGCATCAGGCTCTCGATCGTGGTCGCGCTTGGCGTGATCGCGCCGCCGCCCTGCAACGGTGCGGCAGCCGATTGCACGACGTTCTGCCAGAACGTGAACGTACTGGAGTTGATGCCGCCCACGGTGCCGGTGCCGGCATCGGCGACCAGCGCCTGCAAGCCGCCAATCTGGTTGGCCGCCGTGCCGTCCGAATAGATGTCGGATGCCAACTGGTTGGACAGCGAACGCTGCAGGTTCTTCATGCGCGCTTTCGCCAGGTTGATGAGCTGCGACTTGCCGGAATTGGTGCGCAGTTCCAGACCGCTGGCAACGACGTTGCCGGCCATCTGGCGCCACGGAAATTCCGCCGCCGAGATCACGTCCGACGCGGCGACAGACAGCGTGTCGTAGCCGCTGTAACGCTGAACGGTCGAGTTCGCCGCGTAATCCAGCGGCGTGACGATCGACAGACCGCCATCCACCATGCGCTTGTTGCCGCGCTTGTTCAGGTAGTTCAGCAGAACGTTCGGGTTCTCGATGTTGTTCGCAATCTCTTTCTTGTGATTGCGGTAGGTGGTCGTCACCAGTTCGGTGAAAGTGGTGAACAGGGTACTTTGTCCAGGAGATGCCATGGTGTATTACCTCATTGGTTTGCGAACAGGCTCGCGGCCACTTGATCGAGGCCGTCTTGCCAGTTCTTCGGTTTTGATGGAGCAGGGACAGGCGCACCGCGCGTGGTGACGTTGGGCGAAGCCGCCTTCCTCGCCTCGGCTACGCGCTTTGCCGCATCGGCGGATCGCTGAGAGTCAAAATGACCCTGCAAATCCGCGCGCGCTTGCGCATAGGCGCTGTCGAGAGAGTCGGCAAGGCCGTTCGATAGTTTGTAGGCGATCAATGGTCGGAGGACTTCAAAGTCCGGTTTATCTGCCTTGAAAGTATCGATAGACGACAACATCGCCTGCGTCTGGTACTGCTGTTCCTGCAATTGCCGTTGCTCGGCGTGATACTCGAATGCCTGCAACCTGTTGCGCAATTCCATCAATTCCGCGTGCGTGGCCGAATTCGGGTCGCCTGGTTGGAATTGCTGTTGCGCATCGACCCCGATCTGTACGCCGTACCGCTGGGCAAGCCGGCCAATGGCCTCGGCTCGCTGCGTCGGGTTTCCAGCATTCAGGGTCGAAACAAACTGAAGCGCCTCGCGTACCGCCGCGACCGGATGGACGCCGGTTTGTTGCAGCACAGGAACGAAAGGCTGAATGGCTTGCTCAAACTGCTGCACCGCTTGCGCACGCGCGCTGACGGCCTCGAAACCGCGCTGCATCTCGCGTTCGCGCCGCTCGATGGCGGCCCGCGCGGACGGCGGCACGGATTCCCATTCCTTGAGTTCTTCCGGCTTCCAGCTTGCCGGCTTCCATGCGGCCTGATTGGCCTGATTGGCCTCGACGGGTTCGGCGGCCGGCGCAACGGCTAGATCCGTTTCGGCGGCCGGCGCGGCCTCCTGCTTCGGCGCAAATCGCCCGCTGGCATCGCGTGCCGGGCCGGGCCGCGCCCCTGGCTCCGGCGCGTCCTCTGCGGCCGGCGCGTCATCGATCGGCCTGCCGCCCGTAATTTCTTCAAGGGTGCTGTCGAGTGAATCTTCCCAGGACTGGCCGTTGCCGGTGTCCTGTTCGAGTTCGTCGCTCAAGGGGGTTCTCCAAATGAAAAACGCCCCGTAGGGCGTAAAAAAAGCCGCGCTAGGCGGCTTGGTTGAGGCGTGGGTCCAGTTACTGGTCAGACCGGATGCAGGTCAGATTGCGGAAGAAGGTATTCGCGCCCGCGTTGGCCTGAATGCCGAAGCTGGTGCCGGTCGCGGACGTGATGCAGACCTCTTCGTGGATCGGAACGCCGTTCACGTAAATCCGGATCAGCCCGCCGACGCCTTCGGCCGTCAGCACGTCTCCACGTTGAATCGCGCCAATGCTCTTGTTGATTGTGCCCACGGCACCGCTGACGATGTTTTGCAAGGTCAGCAGCGATGCCCCGGCTGATCGCGGGTTGGTACACCCCACCCGCCAATAGTTGCTGCCATCTACTGCCCGGCAGATCAGAAACTGCTGAACCGATCCCGTCATATCGGCGAATGCGACCGAGGCCGCGTGGTTGGCATTGCCGGCGGATGCCAGCAGGCGTCCCGTAGCGACCGGGTAAAGCCGATTGCTGGAAATGCCCCAGGTCCCGCTGGAGACGGTGTAGGTGCCGCCGCTGTCTGCGGTGCCCGGCGACACTGCGGAATCGGCGCGTGTGCAGGTATCTGCCCATAACACGCCCTGCTGGAAATTGGTCGGCGCCAACAACGCAGACGAATGACGCGCCAACCCGGAGGCCCGCAGCGCACGGGCTCCGCTCTTGGCTGCGAAATAGTAAAGCTTGAACGTGCTCAGATCGCCGAAAATGATGTCCAACACCGGGCCGGAGGAATCCATGCGCACGGCAAAGGTGCTGCGGTACTTGGACGCGGCGGCTCCGACAGGGCCAACAATGGAATACGTGGCGCCATCGTCGGCGCTTTCGGCCATGTAGAGCGAGCCGGAGGCGCCTACGCTTTGGGCGTTGTCTTGGAACAACCCGATGACCTGCCCGCTCGGCATGCGCACATGGAAGCTGTGCCACCAGGCTTGCCCGCTGAAGGCGGCAATCGTCACGGTTGAGGCCGCGCCCCATGCGCCGTAAATGTCCGACGTGCTGGATACGTTGCGGCGCACCGGCCACGGTGTCACAGCGTCAAGCTGGTGGCTTATCATCGTCCAGCCGGTGCCGTTCCACCAGATACTCGGGGAGGCATAGTCTGTCGTGCCGGTCACGCCGGTAATGATGGCAACGGGCTGCGACCAGTTCGCGCCGTCCGTTGTGTGCATGACCTTGACGCTGTTGTTTCCCGCACTGATGCGCTCTCGGAACGCCAGATACATGCGCGAGCCGTCGGGAGACATGAACAGGTGCGTGTCGGCGTTGTAGCCGTTTGACGGCTTCTGCACCAGCGGGTTCATTGCCGGCGCCACCCATGTCTGCAGGTCGTTGGAGGCCGCAACGCACGGATTTTCGTACTGGCTGTCGCTACCCGGATAGGGGGTGTAGGCCATCCAGTAGCGGTAGCCGTTCCATCCGGCTTTGAAGTACAGCAAGGCCGGATGTACTGGCGCGTTCGCTTGCGCCGGGTACGGGTTCGGCGGCACTACCTCAAGCAAATTGGAGTTGATCGGCTGCAAGGCATGGTCTGCGGTGCTGATGGACTGCACGTCAATCGCGGGCTGCACAGGCAGGAATCCCGCTGTCAGGTTGGCGCCACCGATCAGGTTCCCGCCGACAACGTTTTCGCGGACGCTGCCGAGCGTTGCCGCCTGAAATTCACCGACTGTAGGCATCTCAAACCCCTAGTTGTGCCGCCGTCTGCTCGACAGCGCGTTCCATGGTTGCGTCCGCGCGCTTCCACGCTTCCGCCGTCTGTTTGTCCGCTTCCTTGCGCTCCTGCTCGAACCCTTCCCAAGGCCGGCAGCCGGAGCGCAGCAGATCCTCGCGCCGCGCCGATCGGCCCTCTATCCACTTGCCCGTCACCGGCGATTCATAGCCCGGAAGATCGGCATGCACGGCCGGCGCGCAGATGACGCGGTGCATGCGCTGTCCGCAGCAGTCCGGCAGGTCGTCGTAGGTAGCGACGGTGCGAAACACGTCCTGCGACTGCCCGCAGGCGTCGCATTTGATGCGGTAGATCGGCATGGTCAGGGCGCCACGTAATACCCGGCCGTCACGCGCCAGATCACGCTGGTCGTTGCCGGGCAGACAATCGTCGTCGCCGTGTTCTGCGCGCTTGCCACAATCGGATAGGCAAAGTCCTCGCGCCATCGATCGATGGTGCCGAGCGTCGCGGCATCGGCCGGGAACGAGAAGGCCAGCGTACCGGGCAGATTGGTTGTCGTGACCGTCACTGGCGTCGCTGCCGCTGTCAGCACGGCCGCAGCGAATCGGTTGATTGACAGATAGGTGATGTAGTGCCGCAGTCCGGCCCCCGGCGCACCAAGCGTTAGCGTCACAGCCGCCCCGGACGCGCCGACCGCAGTGCCAAGGGTTGGCGTCACGCCGCCGTTTTTGGCGAAATCGTCAAATAGCGCGTTGCTGGCGACAAGCGTCGCCGTCGAGCCGCCAGACGTATAAGCCGTGACACGCGCCCGCACGCGCTCGAATCCGGCGCACGACGCCATCCAGACGCCGGCCGCCGTGCCCACAACCGATGCCACGTAGATGCCGCCCGTCTGCGGACGAACCGGGATGACAATCCAGTTCGCGCCGTCCACGGTGCCCGCAACCTCCACGGTATGGCTGAACGTGCCGCGCAGATCGAGCGCAACGGTAGAGCAGCCGTCGCTGTCGGCGAAGATTTCCGCGTTCAGAGCGCCGAGCGTGCCGCTTCCTCGCTGGTTCTCGCGGGGATGCAGCGTGCCCGCTTCGAAGTCTTTGGATAGTTTCGCCATTACGCTGTCGCCAGGTAGTTGAGCCGGATCAGCCCCGCCGTCACCTCTGCGAACGACAGCAGTACCGTAATTTGATTGGTGCCGGACGCTGCCTCCATGGCCGTTACGTCCAGCATTTCAGCCGTGTTCTCGTCAGAGTCGGCGTGCGCACCGAGCGACAGCATGACGCGATGTGCGCCGGTCACGCCGGTTGCTGTCACGGTTTCCTGCCACTCCATGCGGCCGGCTGCGGGCACTGTGACCGCGACCGCCCCGGACAGCAGCGCCGATTCCAGCGCGTACTGCGGATGTGGGTCTGCTTCGGCCTCGTGCGATGCTACGGCAGACGATGCCGCGCCGGATGCGTCGAAATCGCCTGTGTTCGCGGTGGCCGCCGTGCCGAGTCCAAGCGTGGTGCGCTGTGCCGCCGCGTTGGCGTCGTCGATCAGAGCGCGGCCGGCTGCCGTCACGACCGACGAGTCGAGCGACCAGACGGTGCCGCTGCCAGAAACAACGATGTCGCCCTTATCGCCATCGGACACGCCGCCGCCTCCACCGCCCGCGCCGATTGCCGCAACGGCGCCCGCGCTGGTCAGCGTGTAGCCCAGCCCGGTCGATGTGTCGATGACGATGGGCGTCCCGTCGGCGCTGCTGAAGTCAGCGGCAACGGGCACGCCGGACTTGCGGCGAACGTCGTTATTCAGCATTTCCCCACCTCGCCGGCATCCCAACAGGATGCTGGAAACCGCTCGCCACACGGTCTGCGTAGCAACATATCCATCCCGATTCTTTCAATGCTTCAGCATATTCATCAAGGATTGCGCTGGGCACTATCAACTGACTCCCTTCGGCGGACGGATGCTTGATTGCCTCGATAATGCTGGCGTGCCCCATCAAGACTTCACTCATCGCCGGCCCTCAACGACTGCTCGTATTGTTCCCGCGCGAAGTCCTGCTCGGCGCTGCGGGCCTGCGCCTCGAATGCGCGGCCCTCGCGGTCGGCCTCGATTTGCTCGGCTTGCGCAACCTGGGCCATCTGCGTGCGCTGGACTTCGGCTTGCGCCTCGATCTGGCGGATCTGCAGGTCGATTTGCTTGATCTGGGCGTCGATCTGCTTGATCTGCATTTCGGCCTGCAGCTTCTGCATTTCCATGGCGCCGCGCCGCTCTTCCATTTGCGCCTCGTGCGTCATTTTCTGCTGCTCGATCTGCATGTCGAATTGCATGCGCTGCGCTTCCTGTTCGGCCTTGATCTGCTCGGGATTCGGCTGCGGCTGCGGCGCCGGCATCTTGTCGATTGCGTCCTGCACCTCGCGCGAAAGCCGCGACCGCTTGGCCCATGACTGCAGGATAGCCTTCATGACATCGAACGGCATCGGCACGGACATGATCCGGCCAATAGCGTCCATGCCGGCCGCGAACGCCTGTTGATCTTCCGCGAGTTGGTTCTGAATTGTGCTATCGGTTTCGATATCGACGCGGTACGAGCGCAGTGCATCGTCCTTCATGACCTGAAGCACTTCCTCCCAAGCGGGCGGAATGTCGGGCTGCGGCGGGGGTTGCTGTCCGGTTTGCTGGGCCTGCATGACGGCCTGCTGCCAGGCCATGACGGCTTGCTGCTTCTGCGCCATTGTCGGCAGTTGAACGCCGGTCATGAGTTGCAACGTTTCCGGCGCAAAGTGCTCGCTGATTACTTCGGCCTTGAGGCGCATCAGGTCGCGTATGTACCGCTGTACGTCGCGCTGCATGCGCTGCAGGCGCAGGGTTCCCCATTGGCTCTTGAGTTGCTGCGCCGTGGCGGTTTCCTGCGCATTGCTGGCGCCGCGAAGCACGTCCGAAAGGCCGGTGATTTCGTAGATCGTCTGTTTCAGAGCCTCGCGTTGCGCGATGAGTTCGCGCGCCACGTTGACAAGCTGTTCGACCGGCGTAAACCAAATGAACTTGTCCAGCCCGCCCTTCTCGGCAAACGCAATGGCGTTGTCGAGCGGAATCAGCTCGTTGTCGTTGCCCTTGAGCAGGTTCGAGAATTCGTCGCCGAGTTGCGAGGCGTAGCCGCCGCGCGCCCGGATCGCGCCGACAATCTTCTCGATCCGCAGCGTGATCTTGTCCAGTTCCTTGGCCTGCGTCTCGTACAGGCTATAGAGCGTGATCGGCACCAGGCTGTCGGACTGCTCGACGGCGTACATCGGCTTGGGGATCGGGAAGAATCCGACAAGCCGCAGCGGGTCGTCGTCTTCCTTCAGCGGCGAATTCGGGTAGTTCTGGTTGATCCAGATCACCCGCCGCTCGTCCTTGTCCCATATTTCCCAGCATGTCGCCCGCTTGAATACGGTCGGGTCAAGCTGATCCGGGAGCTTTTCGCCGAGCTCGACTTCCTCCAGCGGCATGGCTTCCGCCATCGCTGCGCCGAACTTCTCGATGCACTGGTCTTTTGTCAGCCGGTGCTTGAATGCGACCCATGTCACCTCGTCCCAGCAGCGGCCGGGTCCGTGGCGGAAATCATCCCATTGCACATGATCGACCGGGCAACGCTCCCAGACGACTTCCTCGCCGTAGCCCTCTTGCGCGCTGTGCGCCGGTTCTTCAGCCCGCTCGTCGTGTTCGGTAGCGCCTGGCCCCTGCGTCTGCGCAATCGAGGGCACGTAGCGCACGCGATCGACGGCGCGCCCGGCCAGCAGCATGTCAAGCACGGATGCCGGGAACTTGCTGTCGAAGTCCTCGTCGTCCAGCGAAAACGCCAGCCCGCGCTCCATTACCTCGCTTACATAGCGGGCAATCGGGTCCGGGTCTTTGAAGCGCCTGCGAACGTCTGGGTTCGGCATGCTGTTGTACAGCGCGGGCCGAAGGGTTTCGGTGTTGCTCCACAGGATGTTGAAGCCAGACGCGGCCTTGCCGGTCTTGATATCGATGTCGCCACCGTATCGCTTGATGGCGTGGCGAGCGCGTTCGCGCCACATCCTCTCCCGCTCGTCGGCAAGGCGAAGTTCGACGATCCACCGCGCGACCGTGCCGCGTGGCGGTTTGCCGGCGTCCTCCTTGCTCTCGAAGGCGCCGGACAGGTTGTCGCCGTTCATGCAGCGCCTCGCGCCTTGGCGCACTCTGCTGCGCCACCCTTGCTGACAAACCAGATGGCCTTTTCCATCAGCGCGCCGTCGCTCATCGGGGTTCCCTTGACCACCTCGACGCGCACATCAAGGCGTGCAAGGAATTCCGTGATGACGGGAAGCCAAGCGTTTTTCACGCCGTACTTTTTCGGCACCGACAGCGCAATCTGCGCGTATCGGCTAGCCGGTAGCGCGTCCGCGAGCGTGGTCATCATGCAAGCCCAACCATCAGCGTTGCCGTGGTTCCGGTCGAGAGCACGCGATCGATCTCAAGCGGCAGGATCATGCCTGCCGGTACGGCCTGGAATGTCACGCTCGCGCCGCTCGCCTTGACGCGGACGGCCACGTTTCCGGTTCCGCCGACATACAGCCCGGTATAGACCACGGCGGTACTGTCGCCCGGTGTCACGGCCGTTGCGACCGTGTAATTCGTCATGTAAAGCTGGCTCATTTATCGCCCCTTGCCGCGTCGGCGTTGCTGGTTTTTCCACCACGGCTGCCATGTAGCGGGCGCATTCGCCACGCTCCATGTGACCGTGTAATCGGAGGTGTTCGCATTGGCTGCGGCATCGCTGCACCGCACGTAGCGCGTGTAGTTGCTGCCGTTGGTCAAGCCGCCGACCGTCGTGCTGTGCGAGGTGCCGCCGGTCGTCGTGAAGGTCGAAACCATCGCGCCGTAGGCCGTGCCGGCCAGCGTGTCGAACTTGCACGTGGCAGACTCGTTGGTGACGACCGACATGGAAACGGACGTGGTGTTGTAGGCGATCGAGCCGCTCGGATAGCCAGCCGATACGGTCGGTGGCGTGGCATCCGCGCCGCCGCTCGGGTCGCTCATGTACGTGGTCGAAACATCGGTCCACGTGTCGGTGAGAATCCAGCGATCGACCTTGCGCGTGTGAGCCGGGGCGTTGTAGCCGGGCTGACTGATCGTGCCCATCGCCATCATTGACGTGATCGTGGCGCCGGCATTCATCGTGGTCTGCGTGATGTCGTGCGTCTTGGTGCCGTTCACCCACATCTCGATGCGCCCGGTTGCCGTCGATTGCATCGTGATGCCGATCACGACCGCATACCAGCGTCCATAGTCGGCGTAGTACGGCCAGTTCGCGTTGTACGGTGACGCGTTCGGCACCTTGTGGTCCGGCCCGCCGCCACTGGTCTCGCAGTCGGTCACGGCAGAGGCGGCGCACCACACGTCCCAGATGAACTTGCCAGCCTGATAGTTCGGGTAGTTGCCGTTGGCATAGCCGGCACCGATGCCCCAGCGCAAGCCGGTGCCGCGAAACTCCAGCAGCTTGTCGAAGCTGTTCGTGGTCTGGTAGACGTCGGTCGCGGTGTCCTTGTCGATGCGCACGAACGCCGCCATGTACCACGTCTGACCGGCACTCATGGAGGTTGTGCCGAGTTGCAGCACTTCGATCAAGTTGTCGTGCTGGCTGGCGCCGTTGTTCCACTCGACGAACTTGCTGCCACCACCGGTCGGGCCGCCGGTACAGCGCACGGTCGGCAGCGGGTTGATGGCGTTCTCGAAATAGATATCCCACAGCTTGCCATCGACGGCTGACACCGCATCGGTCAGCGTGCCGTTACAGGTTTCGCTCTCGAAATTGGCGAGATAGATCACCGTCGCCTGCGCGTTGAACGACAGCGCGGCGAGCAGGGCCAGCAGGTAGCGCATCAGTCTTCTCTCTGTCTGCTGCGCTTGGCAGCCTTTAGCAAATCATCGAACGTGTACGGCGCCGTCATGGACTGCGGCGTGGCCGGCGTCTCGCGCACCCACGGCCGCGACATGCAGGCATAGCGCCAGTCGTCTGCCGCGTGGTCCTCGGCGTCGGTGTTCAGGTCTTCCAGCCGGTCCGGGTCGTGTTGCAGGATTGGAATCGTGCGAATCGAGTCTTCGCAGGTCGAAAAGCACACCAGCATCGGGCGCTGCTCGCCGTCACCGATCAGCCGGCCACGCATCTGGTCCCAGCCGCCCAGCGCACCGCGTTGCGGCACCCGGGCGTTATCGGCGCGGCGGAATACCACGCGCTTGCCGCTGCCGTTGTATATCCGCTCGAAAATGCTTGGCCCGCCGTCGCTGGAAAACGCGGCCGGGTCCAGCACGCCCATGTTGATTTCAGGATCGCCGCGCTCCATGCGCGCCAGTTCCGCGCCGACTTCCTCGGCGGGCATCTTCAAGCCGGTGTTGTATTGCTTGACGCCCTGCGCGTCCTTGGCGCAGCCGTACCATTCCCGGTATCGCACGAGGCATCCGCGCGGCAGGATCAGTCCTTCCTCGGTCTTGTAGTCGTCGCTGACGACCGCCCACCATCCGAAGCTGAACGGCCGCGCGCTGCCCCAGTCGCCGCTGCGGAAGCGCATCCAGTGATCCGGTACGGCAAACGGCCGCACGGTGTTGCGCTCGTTGCGCCAGCAGTCGAAGAACGCGCCGGCCACGATGTTCCAATCGCCTTCGAGCCAAGCTTTGCGCAACGCCTCGTTGCCGCCTGTCGCCGCGAGGATGCGCGAGCGATAGGCCGGGTCGTTTGCCAGCAGCAGCGCATTGTCCGAGAGCCGCGACGGCACGAACATGCGCGTGAATCCGCTGTCCGGATCGACATACGGCACCATGGGCTTGCGGCCCTCGATGTACCGCTGCTTGACCCAGCCGTGACCGATGCCGCCCGGGTTGCCGGTCAGGCGCACGGTGCAGGGCACACCCTTGGCGCTGCGCAGCGTCGAGAGCATGCGCAGCAAGCCGGCAGGCGTCGCGTATTCCGTTACTTCGTCGAAGCTGATGCCGGTGTATTGGTGGCCGTGGTAGCGGCCGTAGTCGCGCTCATGCTCGATGTAGCGCATCTTGACGGCCGCGCCGTTGGGCCAGTACCAGCAATTGCTGTACGGCGCGCTCGCACTCGGCTGGCTCTTGAACACAGCGCCGGAACCAGGGAATACTTCCATGGCCCGGCCCTGTAGCTCTTCCAGTTCGGCGTAGGTTTTGCGGAACATGATCCCGCGCCAGCCCTCGCCATAGCGGAGGGCGCCGTCTTCCTGGTAGCCCAACTGAAAGTCTGATTTGCCGCCCCCGCGCTCGCCGCCGTAGAAAAGCTCGGCGCACCAGTCGGCAAGAAGCGCGCTACTCTGCGGACCCGGCTGCGGTTCCCATGCCATGCAGGGCCAGCCATTCCTCTTTGGTCACTTGCGGACGTTCCACCACCTCGACCGGACCACCGTCTGGTCCGGAGATTTCCGTAGATTGAACCGCCTTGCCGTCGAGACGGTCGCCAATCTCGCGCATGGCGTTGATGTCGCCGCCGCGTGCCATCTCGACCAGCTTGTCGGCAATATCGCGCAAGACCTGCCCGGGCTGGTCGCCCTCCTGCCCCTGGATCACCGCACGCCGGATGGCGTTGCGCCACATGCGGTTATCGAGCGACGAATGCTTGTTGCCGATGTTGGAGCCCTTCGGCGCACCCCGGCCGCGCTTGGCCGGCTTGTCTGTAGGCGCGTCATCCATAGCGATACGACCGCCGGTCCTTCATGCTGTAATACAGCACTACGCGTTCACAATTGCCGGCGATAGGCCCGGCGTATCGGGCAAGCTCAGAACCGCCGGTGGGAGGAAGCCCAAGCGAGCACTTTGCCACCTCCCCCATGTGCCATATCTTTGCCGTTGCTTTTCTTGTCAACTCATCAATAAGCGCGGCGGTTTCTGCCATTTCTTCCATTGATCTGCCTCACAGGTGGCCTGACGGTCCGTTAGAGGGTTGCGACTGCGGCCTTCAGGGCCAGACGAGCGGCGGCAGCGATGTCGCGCTGCGCCTGGATTTGTGCCGTGATGTCGGCAACGGACTGTTGCGCCCGCGCCTTGTCGTTCTGCAGCCCGTCGATACGCGTTTCCGCCGCTTCGAGCGCGTTTGCGGCCTCGATCACGGCGGACAGTTCGGCTGACAGGGGCATGCGGACTCCGGAAAAGCAAAAACCCGCCGGAGCGGGTTTACGTTTGTTACGGGCGAGCACGGGCAAAGCCATGCTCGCGCTGCGGTGTTATTCTTCTGCCGCCCTTTTAATGCATATCTAGGGGGTTGTCAATCGCCCGGCACTAGATATTGGGATGTACGTTTCCACACCCCGCCGAGCGCCACGGCCTCCAGCCGATCAATTTCCGAACAGATGTCGGGTAAAAACCTTGAGTTGAACGACCGCAGCCCGCTGCCGCCGCAAAGCATGCACGGCCGATCCGAAAGCATCGGCGTTCCAGGCTCCGTCTCGTACTTCCGGCCAAGGCAGGCCGGGCAAACCGGGCAAAGCACGAAATCCAGCGCGGCCTTGGCCTCCCGGCGTTTGTCCTGCACGCGCCAGTTAAATCGATTTGATAGCCGCCACACAAGCCGCTCCACTTCGTTCAAAGCGGTTTCGTAATCCGCCGCTCGAAGCCCGTAGTGCAGGCGCAGCAATGCCGACGCCACGCGCGAGTGGATGCCGACGTGCCCGAGCGCAATAAGGTAATCCACGTCCTTCAGGACAAGCGGAGACGCACCAAGATCGGACGAATTGAATGCTGCTGCCAGGCGTTCCGCTGCGCTCATTCGCCTTCGCTCCCAATAAAATCGATCGGCGACGGCTCCCGGTAGCCGTGCGGAATGTGCCAGGCGCAGCCACGGACATCCACGCAAGCGGGCGCCTCCATCCACGCCTGCTGCGGATGGCTCGATGGCTCTCGCCTGCGGCAGTGATCGCACCAGATGGCATCGGCGCCGTGGCAGCGGGCGATGTCGGCGGATAGCTCAGAATCCATGCCTCACCTCAATCAGAACGGGGCGCCCGCTCACAACCGGCAGGAGATCCCCGTCATTGCTGATCTCCATCGTTTTCACCGCGACCGTCGTCCAGCCGCGCGACAAGCCGATCCCGTAGATCGGCGTCAGCTTCCATCGCCGGCCGTTGCTTACCTCTAGCAGCCGCGCATCGCCCCATCGGAGGAGGGTGTCGTCAGTCGCCGGGCGCCAGTCATACACCTTGACCTTGTTGCTTACGCCATAGTAGCCGGCGCCGACTTCGGCCTGCAGGAACCAGCCCCGGCCGATGTGCCACTCCGGAAGGACTGTGGCATAGAGTCCGTAGCCGTCGCCGCGCGTCCGAAACTTGCTCGCGGGCCATCCCACATCGTTGCCCTTGCGGTACTCGGCATAGGCCCGATCGCTGCTAAGGCACCGGCAGGTGCTGCCGTATCGGCCCAGGTACTGCACGCCGGCTCGCCATCGCCATCCGAACAGGTCGCCGGTCAGGCCAATCGACAGGTTGGCGGCCCTGTCCTCGATGCTATATGGGCCGTAGTCCTGCTGATGCCACACACCATCACCGTGGTGGCCGAAGAACGTCACGCCGGCGCCGAGTTCGATCTTGGTGTCGGCGCGGGCCGGAATCGCAGGCGACAGCAGGATGCCTATCGCCACGCCCAAGGCAAGTCCACGAACGAAATCCGTAATTTGTTTCATTTCGTATCCTCCACTGTTTCCGCCCAAACCGCCGGGCGCACGCCCGCGCTTTTGCGGTCTATCCTACGTTAGGCAGCAATGCGTTCCATGCCGCGATCAGCGCCGGTTCCACAAACGCCAGCCCATCAGGCACCCGCTCAGGGCTCATGCTGTACGCCGTCAGTTTCCACCAGACGCCACCGGCTTCCCCGCATACCTCAACCTCGGCGCTGCTATGGCGCTTTCCGTCAAGGGTGAAGGCGTGCGGGTTCACCACAATCTGCATCCCCGGCTTGTCGTTGTATTCGCACGTTCTGGCAGGCAGTTCGCTGCGCCGGTAGGCGTACCAGTCGCACTCGTTATCTCTGTGCCCAAGTGTGTTCTTGGCAATCCTGAACCCGTTGGCTTCGAGCCACTCGCGCAACTCCGGCTCTCCGCACCAGGGCCTAACTGGTACATCGACCGGACCTTGCGCCATAACCGTCGTTTTCATGTTTTCAGTCTTTCTCCGGCGCAAGGCCGGTCATGTTGGCGTTCATCGTTGCCCCGCTCAAAGCACAAACCCGCCCCGAACCCGTCGAATATACCGCCGCGCAACCAGCCGATTGAGCGCATGCCGCACCGAACAGTATGTGCGGTCATGCATCACATCCGCCTCGTCTTGATCCCCCAAATCACCGGGTTAAGTTGCCGGATCTGGTCCATCATCGACTTCGGCTCTTTCGGCAAGTAGCCGTTTTCCGTCTTGTTCCGCCTCGTCTTGATTCCCCAAATCGCCGGGTTAAGCTGCCGGATCTGGTCCACCATCGATATCATTTCCCCTCCCTCCAAAGCACAGGTTCTACCCCCTGCCGCTGTACCAGCCAGAAGTCAGTGCCGGATAGCTTGCTCACCAGCATCCAAGGCATTCTCCGCGCCCTGCCCTGTTCCTGCGCCTGCCTGCGGTGCAAGTGGCTGATGATGGCCTGGTTTTTGACCTCGACCGCCCATGTCCTGCCGGTCGGATCTGTAGCAATCAGATCCTCGCTCGCCAGTCCTGCCGCAAGTTCAGCAACCGTCCAGTCACGGTCCAGTAGCATTGCCTTTGCTGCCGCCTGACCACGCCTGCCTTTTGATCGTTGGACTTTGCTCATGGTGAAGAACATGCGTTAGCGGTCATCAGTTGCTCGGCCAAGATGGCAAATGCTGCCGCCGCCACTCTTGGAACTTGTCCATTTCCAGCGGCTTTAATCGCGCCCAATTCTTCGGCCACCCCATCAACCACTCCGACAATTCCGGGTTTATCCACCCGTCTGCCGTTCCAAGTTCTGACAGGTTTTTCCCATTCCAGCGCCCGCGAATAGAGCCAGCTCATTCATTCGTTCTCCACTTATCTTGATTCATGTCCTCGCATCCTTTAAAGCCTATTTCACATTCCGACCATACCAACCCATTACCCAGATTGTTCCACGGCCATGTAGGCCCGTTTCACGGGCTTATAGGGCATGTTTATGATTCGGAATTTAGTGGCGCAAACTGTTCTCACTTATTTCCCTTCTTACATGCAGTTCTGCGGTTTACTTCACCTTAGAAGGCTCCGCCCAATACTGGCGCATTTTCCGCTCAAGCATATCTAGAGCCTCCGATACGTTACGCCCTTCCACCAGTAGCCCTCGGTCTGGAAGTAGCCAACCTGGCATTACCGCCACAAGTTTTTCCCCTTCCCATTGCATCCTTACCCGCATTGGCATCAGCACAACGAGCTCAAAAACACCGCTTCGTTTCATGTCGCCTCCTAACTTCTGCCTTATCTGACTCCGTCTTTCCTACTTCCGCATCCACCGTAAAGGGTCCGGTTCGATCTTTACCCCGGCCTCCTCGGCCACCTTGTCCGCGTAGGCCACGCCGAACAGTTCGGCCCATAACCGAAGCACGGCCCCGGCGTCGTACCCGCGCGGGTTGATCGCATGCAGGTGGCGCAGGTAGCTGACACGGTGCGGGTGGTGACGGTCAGTCACGCCGCAAGACCCCGGCGATCGTCTCCGGCACAAAGCCTGCGGCCACCAGGAACGCCGCGAACAGGTCCGCGTAGTCGCGGACATGGCCGCTGTCGTTGAACGCCGAGACGGCAACCGACGTTCCATCCGGCCTGTACAAGCGAAATTCGATTCGGTCTTTCATTGCCCTTCCTCCATCGCTTCAAGTCGTTCAACACACTGGCGCATGTCCCATCCAGCGGGGATGTTCCAGCCTAGTTCCTTAGCTTTCGTCGCTACCCCCTCCGGCGTGCGCTTCCAGGCCGCGTCCCGGCGTTTCCTCGGCGGGGACAAGATCGACGGCAGGATCGCGTCGAGTAGCCCGGCATTGATCGCCCTCTGGTCGCCGTCCGCCTCTCTGCGTGCGACGGACTGCCCGTAGGCCAGCAACATCTGGGCATCGGTGATGCCTTGCTCTGCCCACTTGAGCAGCAGCGGGTCGGACGGCTGAATTCGCGCCTGCTTGTTGCGCTTGCGCTCTTCGCCGATCACGAGCACGGCTAGCTGCGTTGCGCGCCTGGCGATCGCCGCACGCCTGTCGGCGTCATGTTCGCTGTCGGTCGGGGTTGGGGGTTGAACCTTTTCTGAAAGAAAAGCGGCGGCGGCGGGCATGGTTGCGGCCGGCTTCGGTTCCGGTTGCTTCGGCGGCTCGCGCGTCGACGTCGACGTGTTTTCTTCAACCCCTACCCCTACCCCAACCCCAACCCCTACCCCTACCCCTCGCGCTAGGCTTGCGGCAGGTCTGCCGGAGTCCTGCGGTATATCTGCCGCAGGTTTTTCCGTAACGTCTTGTAATTCCTCAAGACTGGTCGGGCGGTCGGCCTCGTCGAACGGGCTTTTCGGGCATTTGCGCGACCAGTACCGGCGGCTGTTCTTGAACCGGGGGATGTGCCAATAGCGCCTGTGGATAACTCTGTGGATATCTTGTGGATAAGGTGTTTCTTCGACCCCGTATCCGCGTATGAGATCGGCATCAACGAGGTGTCCGAGCAGGGTTTGCAAGTCCTCGTCTTTCTTCACGTCAACGAAGTTCCGCGCCGCCCGAAACAGCCGCCGCGAGTCCTCCAGGTTGCCGTAGTCGTCGGCAACGGTCAGCAGATAGACGAACAGCAGCCGCGCATCGGTTGATGGCAGGTCCAGCCAGCGGTCGGACTCGAACAGGTCGGCACGGAGCAGACGGTCAGGCATCGAACACCCCCATCTGTTCCGGCTTCTTCGGGGCTTCGTGCGGCATAAGCTGGCCCTGGGCCTGGGCGCGACTGATGCGCTCGCAGGCGATGTCGAAATATTTGCGCTCACGTTCAATGCCGGTAAACGCGAGGCCGCGTGCAGCGCATGCGACGCCAGTTGTCCCGCTGCCCATGAAAGGGTCGCACACCGTCTGCGCTTCAGGCACAAAACTCATGCTCCACACCATCAAGTCCACGGGCTTCTGCGTCGGGTGCGCAGCGCCTTGCAGTTGCTTCTCCAAGCTCGCAGACTTCACGGACTTCTCAAACCAGCGCGCGTTCATATCTATGCTGGTCCACGCCAGTTCAAGGTCGGCCATGCTTGGCGCGTTGCCCTGCTTCAGCCAAACCAGCCAGCCCCTTGTCGGCGGCAGGGTGTAGTAGTTCCCTCCCCACACAACCAGCGCGCCGGCTCGCTCTTGCAGCAGGCCAAACAACCAGGCGGGTGGCACTTCGTCATCCCATGCCGCA